CGTGCGGCTGGTAAGCTGCGTAACAGTACCGCCAGTGCCTGCGCCAGCGTACCCGAAGGATTGGCTAACCTGCAGCTCATCAACTTCAATGGCCGTTACACCGGTGAACGACCCAGTCATAGTAACGCCAGAGATACTACCGCCTGTGATGCTAACTGCGTCGCTGTCTTGCGTAGCAATCGAACCAAGGCCCAGGTTCGTCCTAGCACCGGCGGCATCAGACGCGCCGGTGCCGCCATCGGCAACAGCGAGGTCCGTGATCCCAGTAATCGTACCGCTCGTGATATTTACCCGCGGTAAGTTGGTGACGTACGAAGCGCCCGGGACGATGGTAATATTTTGGTCGGACGAAAAGGTAAAAGTCCCACCGAGTACCGCAATGGTCCGGTTGGAGACGGTTAGATTATCGGCAAACACCGCCGACACGCTACCGAGTTTTAGCGTGGTTACGGTACCGTCGCCGCCGCGAACTAGGTTCGGCGTACCCGTGACACCCTCACTAATATGCAAGAGTTGCTGGTAGGTGTCTTTGATCGACTCAGCAGCCAGATTGGTAGCCATGGAACCTCCATCGGTGGATGGGGGCCGAAGCCCCCATCACCTTAGTTGCAGTCAACGACCAGCGCCCAGAGCCGCATCACAGCTGCGTCAGCAGCGTTCACGGTCTTGACGTCGATCGTGTCGGCGGCAGCGTAATACTTACCGGCAGAATACCCCGTCACAGTGTTCGGAGCACCTTCGGTAAGGGCCAGGGTGGAGGCATAAGACGCCACGGCGTTGGCGTTCACACCATCCAAGTAGCCATCAGCCGCAGAGCCATCGCCGATGTCGATGGTCAGCGTGCCGCCTTCGGCAGTCGTCACATCCAAACCAACAGCCATGACATAAGACTTGGCCGGAAGCTGGATGACTTCGAGGACGTCGCCGGAGGTCAGCGCCGTAGCGCCAGCCGCCGCACGCGCCACCGCAATCGCAGCGAAGTCGAGCTCCACTTCGATCTTGGTGACGGCCCGGGTGCCTTCGTACGGGAACGCAGCCGCGGTACCCTTATTGAAGCCGAGAGAGTCGGTGTAGGTCGGCATATGCGTCTACCCCTTACGAGAAGCTGATGACAGCGGTGGACAGAGCCTCAGGCTTCACGACCTTGTAGCCGTACACCTGGAGGCCGCGAACCACGTTGCCGAACGTGCGTTCGGAACGGATGGTTTCCATCTCCGTCATCTGGGACGCGAAGGTGAAACCCATCTTGTGGCCGGCAATGATATTGTACTCGCCACTGCTGACGTACAGGTTGTGCGAGACATAGATCGTGAAACGATCAATCATGCCGAGCCGGCCGTTGCGCAGGACCGAGGTGCTGTCGCCGGAGAGCGACGCATCCCGCAGTTCCGACTTCTTGATGAGGTTAGCCATCTTGGCCGGGATCACGATGAAACGATCGCTCTCCGGCGCATTGGCCTCATCAAGGACCGTGCCCATATCGACGAGCAGATCAACGACCGCAGTGGTCGCAGAAGCACCGTCGCTGGTGACGGTCAGCGGAGTGCCGGTGACGCCCAGGTTGAACGAAGCGGACTTCGCACCTGCGGCAGCACCCTTGTTCAGGGCACCGACATCCGGCAACAGATCGGTCAGCACACGCTGGTCGATCTTGATTTTCATCCGCTCGGATGCGTCCTTCGACCACATGTCCATCAGGTTGACGTCGGACTGGATGCGGTCGATATCATCCTCGACAACCGCGAAGTATTCACCCTTGTCGATCAAGAGCTGCAGCTTCGGCTTGTCCGGGTGCTCCACATCGAGAACCTGACCCTTGACGTAGTCGCGGATCGTGATCTCCGGCGTGGTGCGGATGTTCACGGTGTCACCGTACTGGCGGATTTCGCCTTCATAGTCGGTGTTGGAAATAGCTGACAGAACCGTTGCATCGTAGAAGTTCTCGATCAGCTTGCCGCTCCAAATCTCCGGGATGAAGTTCCCAGAGTAGTTCGGGCGACCACCAATGGACGGGTAGCTCATACCCTATCTCCTTGATTAGCCATCTGTGATACGACCATCTCGCTGTGCAGCGAAAATGTCGCGCTCGATTCGCTTACGCTCATCATCGCGCCCCTTGTACTTGCCGATCCTCACGTCACCGTAGAAGGTGGCGATGTCAGAACGGGAGTAGGTCTTATCAGACCCAGGGGCAGACTGACGCGCGCCGCCAGACCGGCCACGGCCGGGAGCAACCTGGCGAGACAGCTCATCCGCAGAACGCTGGCCTCGGGCCGGCGCTTGCCCTTCCGGTTGATAGCCAGGCCAACCCGTGAAGAACGCCGCAACACGCCTGGCATCCAGGCTGCGCTGCGCATCCTCAAGGTATGTCTGCCGCGAGATACCAGTCAGAGGATCAATCTCAAGCAACCAAGACTGGAAGTCCTGGTTATCGTTCGTAGTCTTCCAGTTCGGTACGCTAGCCTGCAACTCAGACCAGAATGCCTGTTCAGACGACACAGCCTGCCGCTGCGAGAGCTGATTGACCTGCGGCACCAGCTGCGACTGCAGCGTAGTGACCATGTTTCGCAGGTCAGAAATCTCACGCTGGTAGGCTGCAGCCTCCTCCTTGGCGGCCCGGCGCATGACGTCGATGGACTCGCCATACTCGTCTACGTCGCGCTGCGTGATGTAGGTCGGCTGGGCAGGAGCCTCGCCCGGGTTACTGGCCGCCCGAGGCGACGACACTGTGCCGAGCAACTGCTCCATCTGGTCCAGGCGCTGCTTCAGCTCGCGGTTCTGCGCATGTAGGCGCGGGACCTCGGCGTTATACATACCCTGGAGAGAACGATACTTCTGCTCAAAATCCTCTGCCTTGGCCGGAGCTTCCTCCGGGGCGGCATCGGCCTGACCAACTTCACCCTCGACAGAGGTGCCCTCGGCGTCGTCTACTACCGCAGTGTCGTCGGCGGCGTCTGCCTCCGCGTTCTGGCCGGCGTAGAACTTGTCGATGGCTTCTCGTTGGGATGCAAGCTGTGCAGGAAGGTTCATGTTACGCTCCTAACGGTGTGCGTTTTCAGGGGCACTGCGGACGAGGTCGGAGACCTCTTTGAGGACCTGGCACCGCCCCTGAGCAAGTGCAGTGTTCCCAGCGGCATAAGGCAACGCACCTAGCTCCTTGGCGTACCAGTCGTCCAACCACTGGACGATCTCTGGGTGCCGCCGGGAAGCTGAGGCCAAAGCCTTAACCACATCTGGTGAGGGCCGCGTCATACCGCTTGCCCTGTATCTTGATTCGCTACGGTGTTCGTCTGCTGCTGCGCAGGCTCAGCCGAGGGGGACCCGCCGCCCCCGGCGCTCATTTGCGTCGCCGCGGCTTCAGCACGCTGACGCATTTGGACAGACATTTTGTCACGAGACGGTACCAGCTGGTCAGCCGGCATTTGCAAGCCTTTAGCAATCTCACGCAGGATAGCCGCACGCCCCTCAACGCCGATGATCTCCATATCGACCGGATTAGCAGTCGCATTGAGGAACTCAACTCGGCGGACATTGGTCGTCTCCTTAACAGCAAGATTCACTGCACCGCGCGGTACGATATCGACATCGCCCTTGATCGACTCATCATCGTCGTACCGCATGTTGTAAACGAACTGCCTGTGCACGATCGGATAGATGATGTCCGCGTCGATGTGCATGACCACCTGACGGATACCCTTACCGGCAGAGCCCATCAGCATGGAGAGACCCGAGGCCGTACGCCCAGCGCCCTGCACATCGAGGTCGCCGTAGACGTACGACGGGATGCCCGAATGGTCGTCAGCGAGCCGCGAGAACCGGTCGTAGACCGCCATGAGCTCGCCTGCACGGGAGTCAGGCTGGGCGAATCGCACCGCCGGCGCACTAGACCCGGCCGGGTCCTGCTGGACCTGCCAGATTTTCCACGGGTGCATGTTGGTGAGGTCTTCGTTGGGCGGCAGCCGGTCGATGTTGACCTCTACCTGCGGCCCAGAGGCCAAGCCCATGTTGTTCACCAGCGCCCGGGCGGCCGCATTGCAGATGTTCTGCAGATCCTCGATGATCTCCGGGATGCCGCTGCCCCAGAGTGACCCTGGCCGCTTGATGAACGACGACTTCGCGTACGGCTTCTCACCGAGCGGGTCGTAGTTGAGCACAGCTTTAATCACGTAGTTACCGACGACCCAGACGTTAGCGTCGTACTCTTTGGCCTCGTCGGGTACCTCGTCTTCTTCGAGCCCCCACTCACGCAGCATAGCGCCGCTGACCTTGCCCCAGAACTCCAGCGCATCGAACGTATCGGTGGGGGTGTTGTAGGCGTAGTATTTCCGCTCCAGCTCTTCCTTCTGGAGCTCTACGTCTTCGCTGATCCACGACTGGCCGTTGCCCATTTCCAGTACTTTGCGGATCGCGTCGTCATCGTAGCCGGGGACGCCGATCAGATCGGCGAGCTGCGTGCGTGTCAGCGGGTGGTGTTCGAACAAATACCCATCAGACAACCGGGCCACGCCCGGCTCAGGATAGATGTTGAACGGATCGACCCGCTCGTACTCAGGAGCCAGCCTTTCGCCAGCACTGACCACCGTAGCGCCACTCTCATCCGTGGTGTACTCAAGCACCCGCTGCCGCCGGACAACAGGTCCCTTCAAGAACGCCGCAGGAAACGTCACCAGGTCGGACAGAAAGTCGTTGAACGCCTCGCTCCAGCCACCCTGGGCGAACTGATCGTTGATCTTGTCCTTCATCCGGTCGGCGCGGTTCTGCGCTGCCTGCAGCAGCTTGAACCGGTAGTCCTGCGCGACAACTTCGCGCAGTTCTTGCATCTCCTGCATGGTGGGAGCACGGCCTGCCTGCTGCAGTTGCTCGACCACTGACTGACCGAAGGCTTCCTCAAGCTCCGCCTGGTGGGTAGGTGCCAGCTCTGGCAACGGCGTAGGCTGCATGTCCCACGGGGGCTGCCCCTGGTCCATCAAGATGTCCCGCAGCCAGCTCTCCGCCGCGCGGCACTTGATCTCGGTGAGCATCATGTAGACCTCAGACCCGCCAACGGAGCGAATCTGGTTGAGCTTGTCCGGCTCGTACTCACCCCCGCGCTGCCGAAGCGCCCGCAGCATAATCGTCTCGATCGGCTTCTTGGCGATGCGCGCAGCATCCCAGCACTCACGAATATGAGCCGTCAGCCCTAGGACAACAGGCTGATTCTGCCGGTCCTGCATCGCTGCATCCAGCTCATCCTGCCGATCCTGGGCGGCAAGGTCATCGTTACCGACGACCCGGAGAAACGTCAGTCCTGCCATGGTGCCTCACATAACCGCGTGGCAAATATACGCAGTACGATCTAGGTAGTCAACAACCAAAAAATACCCCCGCCACGAGGGTGGCGGGGGTAGGTCTAAAAGGAAAACGCAGATGAGGGAAACACAAGCAGGCTACCAATAACAACAGGCGGCGTCAACCCTAAACCCACGCTGCCATCGGTGCCTGCTTGATTTCCCGCCGCTGCGGCATCTCCCCGCCGCTAACCGACCCGATATGCAGCATGAGGTACTGCAGCGCGTCAGCGACGTGGCTATGTTTGTTCTTGTCGATCTTCTCGACTTTCCGATCGTACCGGTAGCCGCCCATCAGGGCCGCCTTGAGCGCCATGCAGCGCGGGTCCACGAGGAACGCCGCCTCTCCATCCACCTGCCGCATGAGGTAGTCGTCCACAGCGCTGAGCCGCGCGCTGACCTTATTGGTCTTGGCCGGGATGACCTTCAGCCCTTCCGCCTTGATGATATCGACCGCGCTGCGCTCGTCCGTCTGCGCTCTCTGCGTACCCGCCGGATCGACTACAACAAACACCGGAGCCCCCGGAAACCTCTCATAGAGCAGCGGCTTGAGCATCTGCCTCACGAACCGCTGCACGCCCATGTCGAAGCTCACAGCCTCAGCCTGGACGAGCGCCCGCCCCCGCGGATCAAGCTGCCCGCACACAGCAGCCGGCGTCAGCCCAAGGTCCATCCCGACGATAATCGGCCTGGTGGCACTAACGATCGGCCGCAACGGCTGCTTGGCCATGTGGTAGTCTGGGTTGAAATACTTGAACACCGGCTGCCCGGCCAAGCTCAGCCCGTACTCGCCGTCGATGTACACCCGGATGTACTCATCCGACCGCCCCTGAGTGTCGTAGTACCCTTCCGGCAGGTTCTCGATGTTCTCAGCGTAGGGGCTGCGCCCCGACGGCTGCTTGAACACATCCCAGCCGTTGTCGTTCAGACTGATGCCATCAGTAGGGCTGAGATGCTCCATCTGGTAGTACCACCAGGTGTCCATCGTTGGCGGGTTCGTGTCACCCCACATCCCAAACCAGGTAGGGCCTCCGTCCTTCGCCGACGGGAACCGCCCAATACGCTTGGACATAGCATCGACGATGTCAGGGTGAATGTCCCGGCACTCATTAAACCACGCAAACGAAAGCTCCAGCGAGTTCAAGTTCGCCACATCGTCGGCGTCATCCAACGCCCGGAACATCACCTCGCACTCAACATCGCCCACCGAGAAGAAGTACGTCTTCGTCGTCCGCATGTAGCGGCCACACACGCCCGGGGGGAACCAGTCGAGGAACGTCTTGATGGTGGTGTCCTGCAGCTGCCTGGCCGTCTCACGGACAATCGCAGCGCGCGTCCGCCGCTTCCCATGCTGGTCCGGCTTCTGCATCGTCGCCCGACGAATGACCTCGAAACTAGATGTTACTGACTTACCGCTACCCACAGGCCCCATGAGCACACGCATCCGTGCATCGGACTGCATGAACTTAGCGCCGGTCGGCGGCGGGGTGTAGTTAATCTGGAAGGTCATCCGGCAGGACTCACCCCTATGAGAATATATTCCGCCGGCCTGGCCAGATGCTTATTGCGGGCTAGCTTTGGCTTCTTCGGCGGTACCAGAACTGTGCGGAACGACATCTCGGCTTCGACCAGTGCTGCCTGCGCAGCACGATATTCCGCCAGCGTCGGAAGTCTGAGCGCTGGCAGGCCATTATAGTCATCCGGGAAGCAGATCATGGTCATGCTCACGGTCGTTGTCCACTGTCACCAGCTTAGGCTTGTCCCTGTCATCGCCCAGGTTGATCGTGATCGACACGCCGCCGACCGGGCCTACGTTGCCGTCATCGTTCTTGGGCTCCAGCCCACCCCACTTGACTGTGGACTTGATGAGGTCGGCCTTGACCGACGGGCTAACCCCAGGGTCGTGGATGAGCTGCCAGGACGTCAGCAATAGGTCCTCTGCCTGAGCGCGGGCCTTCATCTTGAACGTCGTGCCGTTGGCACGGATGTCCTCGCGGTATTCGCCCACACGCTTCCTGAACTGCGAGTCGCTCTTGAAACGCAGTAGGTCATCTGAAGTGACGTCGTATTTCGCCTTCAGGTCGTCGAGCGAGTCTCCACCACCCTCAAGGATGAGGGCCGTGTCGAATGCGAATTGGTCGGTCCATCGTGCAGCCATACTTGGTATATACTTCGGGGGCTCTTGGGGCGCAAGAGGGTTTGGCGGGGGCGGGAGCGGAAGCGGGGGTGCGACGGGGGCGGGGGTGCGACAATAAAGTTTACAGTAGTAAAAATTTGGGTTTTGTTGTGAGGGGTTTAAGTATTTAGAGGGGGGCGTGGATTTTCATTGTCCAGGTGCCCCCCT